ATGCACACCGCAGACTTACCAACATCATCAGGCACAACTGTGATGGTCTCTGCCACACCTAGATTGGCACCATCTACATACCACTGATATGCATACGAGGTAGGCTCACCTTCCCAATTGCCCATAGTGCAAGAGAGTGTAGTGCCTTCCTGACTTGCATACGGCACATCGACATTCACTGGTGCTGCTGTAGGAGCCTCACCACCTTCTTCACCCTTCTCTTTGAGTGCTGCAATCACATGTTCCTGTGCCTGTGTAACAGCCCTATGTGTCACACGAGGATCAGTAGCTGCTGCTGTGGTATACACATCTACATCAAGCAATGGCTTTGGGGCCTCTGGTTCGTCACTCATCCTATGTCTCCTAATTCGTCATCACAGCATGAGTGCGGAATGCTCTCCACAAACACCACTGACCTTGCCACACCACACGACTGCCAACTGCATCTACATTCCACGGAGCAACAAGCTCCTTCACCTTCATGTTCACACCACGCAGCATATGCAGCCGCAGGAAGTTATCATTGATGAAGTATGCATAGGACACAGGGCAGTCCTCATCATACATCAGTGGCACACCATTGTGCATACAACCCTCGAAGCCAAGGTCGAACATGCGCTTGCCAGCTTTGCCTTCTGACAACGGGATGGTGAATTTATCTCTCACTGCCTGACGATACATCCTGTAGATGTTACGCCCTACAAGGATCACCGTAGGCTTCTCACCCTTCAATGTAAGGTCCATGAAGATGTCATCGAACACCTCTTCGATGTTCGTGCTGTCCACACCACCAGCAAAAACATAAGCCGAGGTGCGCCATTGTGGCTGGGTGGCTCTGTTGATACCTCCCAAGGTGCCAGTAAGTGGATTAGTGGGAATGAGAGTGCCAAGGCCAAGAGGGTCAAGCCCACCGCCCACAGCATACAAGTATGTCGAGAACTTGTCCTTAATGCTTTCTTCAAGGACGTTCATCTTCTCTTTCATCAGCTTGAAGATGGCAGCACTGCCGTTGTTCTCATCTTCTTCCTGATCGGAGATGATGACGCTACCAGCTACACGACTGTAGCCATACTCCACCGTATCGAATTCATCTGTCTGGTTGACAGGCAGTGGAGTATAATAGTTATATGAGGTGATGTTGGGATTGCGTCCAACCGTCAGTGGATTGGTGATATTGTAACCACCATCCTCATACTCAACGCGGTTGTTAGCAAACACCCAAGCCATCAACGCATTCGACTTGATACTGGCCATAACCAGCTTACGACGACTCTTGGTCAGAGTGCTGTGTAGCACATCCGCCATAGCAGGGACAACGGTGCCAACAGGCATATCCTACTCCATCAGTTAAGTCTTACATTGTGTTCTTCCATCGAGGCACGAATGATGTCGGCCCACGATGCATTCTCATCGAACTGCGCACCACTCCTTGCTGCACCGTTGACAGGTTGTGCACCTCTGCCAACACTCCTTGCACCAGGAAGTGGACGCTGCTGCTGTATAGGCTGCTGATGGGTAGGCTGCTGACCCTGTGGTGCCTGTTGTCTCGCAGCGATCTGCTGCTTCAACGGCTGGGTCCAGTCCAATTCGTTCTCATGTGCCCACCGTATCATCTTGGTATAGGCATCATGGATCGAAAGAGAGGGCTGAGCCTGCAACATTTCTGACAGAACGTCAAGGTTCTCATTGGCATCTGGGTTGTTGCCCAGGAAGCTGTTCAACTCACCCTCTGCCCGTTGCTTCATTTGGGCCTGTTGCTGCGTCAACTGATGCTGCTGTGTGAACGGCTGCATCTTAGTATCAATCATCCTAGCAATAGCACTCATGTCCATGCCAGGACTGATACCTTGCTCAAGGAATGGTATCGGGTATCCCTTAGCTTTCACTTCCTCTACAAGATACTGCACAGTCTTCACAGGATCACGTAGGAAGTCAGACATCACACGCATTGCGATCATCTGATCTTCAGGCTTTATGTTCAGTCGTGCAGCTTCACGTGTCACTTCACCGACACTCTGCACAAAGCCCTGCAACTGCTGTAGCTGTCCCTTGATTGCTACGTTCTCACGTGCATGACGTTGGCCTTCTTCAAACACATGCCGCTCAATGCCACCACTGGCTACTAGTCTACCAGTAACAGGATCAACTAGGTCTCTAACCTTGGGATTATTAGCATTCGGCTGCTCGATGAGTCCATCGTGTCTCCGTCTAAAGGCTTGCTGTTGTGTAGGCTGCTGAGTTCCGCTGCCTTGGCTATCTGTGCCAGCAGGCTGTGCTGATGTTGTAGCACCCTCTGCTGATGTTGACGTTTGTCCCGTTTGCGTTGTGCTACTTTGTTGGCTACTATCAGTCGAGGCATCGCTCTCTTCCCTGAAGTCGGGTATGTTGCTAAGGATTGACTCTTCTGTTGATCCGCTCATGCTGCGTTCCCCTGTGGCTGACCACCCTGTGATGCAAGCATCTGCTTGAATATCTCAGCAGGTGGCACACCTTGTGCTAGTGCTTGTCCAATAGCCTGTAGAACTGGTGGTGGCAACTGCTGCAACGCTTGCACTACTGCTGCGGCAACTTGCATACCACCACCAGCCTGTGGCGCACCTGCCGCATTGTCAGGCTGGGACGGGGAGGTATTGCCGCCACCCTGACCAGGTGCACCACCCTGTTGTGACTGAGCCATCATAGCTACTTCCTGCTCAATCGCATCCCAATCCTCTTTACTGATGATGAAGTCATCGAATGCCTTACTGAGCATATTCAATGACACCTTCAACGCACTCGCAGGTGCTGCTCTAACATACTGAGCCATCACCTGACCAACTTGCACAGCCTCTTGCTTCTTCTGCTGTGTAGTCAGCTTCTGTGTGCTGCCACCTACAACGCTGATCGAAAGCTGTTGAAAGTCCCGAAGGTTATCAAGTGGTCTCCAAAATGGACTGACTTCCATCCCTGTAAGCTGGGAGGCGGTTTGAACGTCCATGAAGCGGAGGCATAATTGGGCGAGCTTCCATCCGACATCACCAAGGGCATCCTCAATAGCATCAAGTCGCATATCCATGCGCATGTTGCCCATAGTGCTGTAGTAGTCGATAGCCTTGTTCGTAGTGTTCGTCTTGAACTGACCACCACGCTCTACCTCATTAGTTGACGCAATGCGATCGACTGACCGATACAAGTCTTCCTTCTCAAACAACTGATTGAATGCCATGCTAGGAGGCAGTAGAGAGAAGATCATCTTACTAGGATCGACACCTTCTGGCACATCAATAGGAGTAGCAGTGGCATCGGGTCCTTTTAGTATCTTATCTACGGTCTCTTGGGTAAGACCAGTGTTCTTATTATAGAAGATGTTGCGTCTGGCCCAAAGCAGTGCTCTACGACGCTCATCGTTGATCTCGTTAATCTGGTCCTGTTGATCGAGGTAATAGCTAACCTCTCCCTTGGCGTATACCGAGATAGGATTGTCATGGAAGCACAACGGGGTGAGCGGGTAGAAGCCCTGTAGTTGAAGGGGATCGTCCCATACCCAGATAGGCCATTTCCAGTCATTGTCTGCCCACATCTCCAATCGACGTGTGACCTTATCCCACACATACCATATCTTGGTATAGCAAGCCTTGTCATAGCCATCTTTGCTGTCATAGCCATACGCACTATACTTGTTATTGGGAGTGAACAGACTGAATTCTTCACTGTCAGCACCACTTGCACCTGCATTCAACACATGCGTAGGCTCAAAGATGCTACGATACTCTTCAGTCTCCTCATCCTCCTCAGCATACACAGCATTGATGTATGCAGTAGGCAGCATGTCCTCAATCATCATCCAATTAGCATCACTCAGATACGGATCATTGCCATTTGGGTCTCGAATGACCTGATGAGGCATCCGTATGCGCACAAATGGACCACTTGGCTGCAAGAACTCAATCTTCTCTTCTAAGGCCATCAATTTGCCTTCGACTTCTCGTATCTCCTCAGTCTCTTTGGCCTCAGCAAGTTCTGTAGACAACTGCAACAGGTCCTGCATGGCCTGTTCACTACTCATGTCCTTCTTCGTGTAGCCAACCTCGAACCATGCCTGATTAGTCAACAATGCAATGAGCACATTCTTCTTAGCCTTGGGCTTGATGTTCACACCAGGGCTTGTCTTCATTGCAAACAGCACACCAATCAGCTTCTGGAGCGCACGTGCATAAGCATCGACTGTCTCGTCGATCTCTTCGGATAGAGTAGGAGTTGCAGATACGGAGACAATTGGGTTCTTGGCATATAGTTCAGGCACCTGAGCAGTGACATTTGAGAACACGATGTTCTCAGTGCTACTCCATATGTCATTGAGCCTCTTGGCAATGTTCCTATTGCCACTTGCTCTGGCATTGCTTCCTGTGCTCGTAGCACTATCTCTGTGATCTGCCTGATCATGGTTGTAATACCGTATGGCTTCATCCCATGCATCAATCAGATCACCCATAGCCTTCTGGCCTTGGTCCTTCCTAGACTTCCAGATGAGACCACGCTTACTCGATACAGGAATACGACTACCAGGCAATGCCTTATATACTGCTGCTGGTTCAGGAGGTGGTGGAACACCAAGACCATCCTGTTCAAGTGATTGCTCTACAGGATCAGGAGGCTCAGTTGGGTCTTCATACGTGCCACTCATCTGCCAAACACCATAGGACCATGTGCAAACAATAGATATGCAATGAAGCAAGCGAAGGCAGCCCAACCAAGGTGTGGTCTAGGCACAATAGGCCAATTCGCTGCTGCACATACTGCGAGCACGAATGCAAACACCAACAGCACCAATCCCAACATCACTTGTGCCTCGCTTTCTTACCTTTGTGCTTACCTCGTTCTATCTCATGCCAACTCATCCATGCAGGAGGAGCATCACTCCTACCAATGAACATAGCCAGCTTCGGCCTATTGCTCATTGCATACTTCCACATATCCATCGCATGATCGTTGCGATCCACTGGCACATCACTGATCTCATCACTGGTATCACGCTTGAAGTAATACTCTGTGATCTCATCAACGAACCACTGACACCTATCACTTACATAGAAGTGTGGAGCTACGATCAGTCCTGTGTAGGGATGCTCATGCCGTATATCAGGTGTCAGATAACCCCAATTCTTAGCGATCCCTGCTGCAATATCGTTGTTGCCTCTCTGCATTCGTATTCCGTATTCTTTGAAGAGGTTGTCAACGGTCTCTCCGACTGTTCGGCTGTTGCCTGACTTCCTCCTGAACACATCTGGATCAGCATAGATGGGTCCAAGTTCAGCATCCGTGATGCCGACTTCAGCACGTATTCTGTGTATATGGCTCGCCGCGTCTGCGACGGTAAGCTCTGCAACTCTGAACCCATCGAGCAGAAACACATTGGAGTCATCATCCGCGTAAAAGAGTCCATAGCAACTGTGTCGTGCGAGTCCGTGGTCGTATCCCTCCATGAATGAAGGACGAAAGCCGGAGCGCCACAATTGCCGCAAGTTCCTGGTTGCATCGTCATACGATACGAGATGCTGCGCTTCATCAAACTGAGGGTAAACAAGACCTGAGAGCGCACCCCATCGTCCAAAAACAAAGCGTTCACGCATGCTTCCTGTGTAGGTGGCGAGCATGCCTCGGATGTAATCCTCTCCGACGTTATCGACGTTTTCATACGTGGAGCCTTCATAGAGTTCAATGAGCGGCTTTGGTTTACCAGCACTGTCGAGAATGGGCTTCCCCGCATGGTCTACCTCACACATCAACTTGTCAGTTACCAAACCACGCTGTGTAAAGTCATGCAGTGGCTTGACAATCTCTCGATAGCACCAGTTCCGTGTCGGATTGAGTGTAGCCATGAACCACTTAGGACCAACACGAGGCATACGTGGATCATCACCAACGTATTCTGTGTTCCCTCGCAATCGTCCCATTAGGTCCATGAAGTCTTTGTGTGAGAACTCTGGGTCCTCCAACTGATCCACTATTATCCAATCGTAAGTTGCTGACAACAGGTTGGACTTGCTCTCTTCTGTCTCTTTGCCACGTTGTGCAACGTATCTGAAGTTGATAGTGGACCCATTCTTCAAGATCAGGGTGTTCTCGTCTCTGCTCGGCATACGCTTTATCCAATGCGGCGGACACCATTGCAAGAACTCGCGTCTGATAGTGTCGTTTAACTTCGGATAGGTGCTCCTGGCTACCAGCCCATTGCAGCCAGGATAGTCTTTGGACAGCTTCAGTGCCTTTACGCATGATGCTGCTGTTTTTCCGTTACCGAAGCCACCACCAAGAAACTGGACCTTGGAATAGGACTTATGAAAACGGTCATGCATCCCTCCCTCGATTATCTTGTATCTCTTTACGGCCATTAGCTCCAGCCTGCGCGTCTACGTGCATTCTCCCTGCCACACATGCGACAGTTACGCCACTTACCGCGCCAATACGTGTTCTCTTCGTTCCATTCATGGCCATTCACACAATGTGTCATGCCACGCCACCCACTATCACCTCGGCCACGAGCAACCATGTCATTCATGTTGTCTTGTTGCTCACCAGCATACAGATGCTCAGGATTTATGCATGAAGGGACATCACATTTGTGTAGAATATACAATCCTTCTGGTATCTCTCCATATGTCTCTGCATATGCAAGCCTATGTGCCAAATAGTGTCCTTGCACATTGACTTTTCCATATCCAAGTGCATCGACACTACCAAGCCAAAGCCAACAACCACTGTTTGGCTCTGGTATGTATCTCTCTGTCCAGTGTATCATGTTGCACTAATGCACCACTTACGAGCACGATACCGCTGAGGTGTCGCAGCAATCAACTTATTCACTTGATCATGCATCCAAGTATGAGATGGCTCAGCAGCAGCGATACCAATAGACTTGGCAATAGCCAATGCACCTTCCGTATACGTCGGATACGAGATGTCATTGCCACCGATTGCCAACACATTAGGATCGGTATACGTGAAGTGATACCGTGCATTGGTCAGGTCCCATGAGTCCTTCCACGAAGCACACCACGGCTCTGTCTTAGCAGGACGCAGGTTCTCACGATACGGAGTTGAGATAGCACGCACCCATCCACTCTTACCATCTGTCCTAGCAATGGTGTTCTTGATCTTCCACTCAGCAATAGGACGCCAATCCTCAAAGCCCAACTGCACTACCCAACAGATGATGAATGCAGAGAACTCCTCCATATAGGTTTGGCTATACGTGCCCTGTGGAGCCTGTGGACTCTCATCATTGTCACCGAAGCTCTGCTCAGTAGTGCAGAACAGTGTCCATGCAGGAGCATTAGCACCAGTCGGATGCAGATACGTCGCAGTCATCCAATCCCTGTTACCATTCAGATGCTTCACAAAGTAGCTCTTTGGCAGCATCCAATTAGGTGTCACTTCAGGCGTGACCTTCACTGCCTCAGCAGCACACCTCAATGCCCATGCATGAGCACGAATGGCAAAGTAAATGTCATACATCCGCCCATTCCACGGCTGAGCCAAGATGTTGTAGTTGACAATCGTATGCAGACCCTCAAGGTAATACGGATCACCGCATAGGAGATAAGGAAGGTAGCTCAAGTTGGGATGATGTGCAGTGTCACACTGTATCTTGACGATGGCATCTGGATTATCTGGATTAATACGCCAATCATTGAAGAGATATGGCGACGGCTCACTGCTATTGTAGCTTGAAGCCTTCGTCTCAACGAACGTATCAATGGGTGCATCAGTGTTCTCATCACGATACCACCAAGGGAAGCTGTTGCACGCTTCAGCCTGTGCCAATACCGTCTCTAGATTACGACCAGTGCAGATATAGTCTGCTTGCCACTCAGTCATTGGGCCAATGTCTGGACGCTCACCAGTCCCACCCATCGTAGTCGTAATGCCTGCAAATCCCATAGGCGTATACGACTGCACAGATGATGCAGGTGTGTTCGTAGCCAACGTCTCAGTATAGTGTGGCAGATACCCAGCAGTCATCAACTCAGCAACTGTATGACGCACAGGACGAGGCTCAGACTGCCAACGCCAACGACTACGATACCACTGATCCGCAATTGTCTCATCATACAATACAGTCTCACCTTGCCTGATGACCACACGGAAGTCAGACATGATGATGCTAGCAGCACTGCGCACCTTACCAAGCTCGAACACGACCTCTTCACGCTTACCATCCAAGTCAGGACGGACATGCATAACGAAGTCAGGCAATGCACTGTTTGTCACCTTGATGCATCGCTGTGTGAACTTGCCCTCTGGGTCAACATACGAGTCTAGCTCGACACCATTCGACTCATTCAACGTAGTGGTGACACCACCCATCAACACATCAACAGACAGTGGCACACGTGTTCCAGGCTCTGGCTCTGGCTCAGGATCAGGTGGATCAATAGGTGGAGGCTCTACCTCTCCTCCATCTTCTGCTTCCTCTAGCGTAGTCACACGTGCATCTACTTCAAGGATGTCTGTCTCAGCAGTGGTCATGCGTGCTTCAAGTGCTGCAACACGACTCTCAAGCTGTGGGTCATTCGTAGGCTTGGCTGTGGTATCAGGCTTAGCCATTACATTGCTCCTATAGATACAAGAGTAAGTTCGTTTTGAGATAGCTGTCGCGGCCAATACTGGAACTTGCGTGCCCAGAGACTAACCTGCGGCTGGCTGTTCGCGATACCGGCAAGCGTCAGGCTGGTGATTGTCGGCAATGCAGCCGGGGCTGGCGGATTGCCAGGAACGCCGTTCACGCCATCCACCGCAGCACGTGCACCATTACCCAGCGCCCAACTTACCGCGTGTCGGTGCATGGCATTGATCGCAACCGATGTGGCTCCACCAAACCCAGCCTGCACCTGGGTAACACCACCCACCTTCTGCGTATGTGTGCCCAGGCCGTAGCTGACACCAGGCACGGTGCCCGCCGTTGTATAACCAACGCAGTCAATGAAATCCGTGCCTGTCGCTGCACCGACCAACTGCGCAGGTGATGAGAAGGCGCCGGCGCCCCTCGGGATATGCTCGAATGACATGCTGCCCTTAGTCACGTCATACCACGTCCCGGGCGCGGTTATACTGAGGCTATCCCGCGCGCGGGTGACCGCTACCGTCGTGGTCGGGATGTAGCTGGTGACATAGCTGCCAACCTCGAACTGCGCCCCCCACACATAGTATTGCAGCGCCACCCCATCACCAACCGTCATCGTCCGGGCGATCTGATAGCCACCAAGCGCAGCGGTGTCTGGCGTTGCTGTTATCGAACAACGATACCAGCCATTCCCAGCAGGAGTGATCGCGCCACTCGCAGTGACGCCGCCTACCGCCGACACGATACCGGTAGCCAAGTTGAACGTCACAGTCCGAATGAGCGCATCTGCAAACCATGCAGCAGGCATTAAAAACAAGGCCGACGTATGACTGCCGGCCTTTATAAAACAACTTAGCGTATAGGTCGTGCCCGCTGCTGGCGTAAGGTTTCCACTACCCAAATATCCTGTCGCGCCAGCATTAGCGATAAGGCCGAACCCTGTAACTGCACCATTCGGACCAAGTGTGCCCGCCGCCAACGTGCAACCGCCCTTGACCCACACTGCGTTAGTGAAATCCCCACTCTGCAACGCATTATTCGTCCGCGCTTCCTCAAGCAACAGACCGTTCAGTTGCTGGGTGCTGGGGTCATAATCCCAACGCGGCCCACCCGCAGCTAGGGTGGTCGTGGTGATGAGGGGGGTGGCTATTGTGCCCGTCTCTAGCTGCGCACCCCACGCATATATGCCAGACACCCCGTCGCCTGTGTAGTTTGCGCTGCCCAGCACCGCACACGGCAGCACCCGCAATATGATCCCCGTCGTCGCAGCCGCGCTCAATGTCGCCGTCAATGACACCCGATACCAGCCGCCACCTACACCCCTGATAGCCGCCACACCCCCAGAAGCAGCGCCGCCCAATATCGCCGCGCCAACATTCCCAGCTAACAGATCTACATTCACGGCAATAAAGTTCGCCTGCGTCGTCTGATCGATCATCTGAAACTGAACGAACTGCCGCGTGTTCGCCTTGATGAACACAGAACCCGTGAACGCCGCATTCGCGGCAACACCCGCTACAATCTGCTGTAGCAAATGCGTCGTCGATGCGGACGTGTCCTCGATGATCTGAACCCCGGACATCGTCCCGTCCGGCGCCACAGTCGCGCCAGCCGCCACCGTGCTGCGCGTCACCGTCCAAGGTGCAACACTCATCGTGCCAGACTGCAACACCAGATTTACCGGCGCGTTCTGCATGACGCCGTTGTTGTCAAAATACGTGCCGTTAGTGCTCGCCCGCATGAACGTCCATGCAGGATCCAACGTGCCCGGCGTCATAAGGTCAAGCACAATCGTAGGACTATTAGCATCAGGAGCTATAGGTCCCAGCTTCTTAGCAGACACCATCTGTCTGCCAATGTGTCCAGCACCGAATAGCATCAGGCCAACTCAGCTATATTGAGTGAACCAGCAGCACTGTTCTGTATTACAGCTATACGCTCACCAGGCAACACCCAGAAATACTCTGGCACACCAGCAGGCAACAAGATACTTGCTGCACCTCCAGACACAGCAGTAGGATTACTCCCAAATGATACCCAACAGTCACTTGTGGCTACCAAACGCACATGCGTAGTGGTATTAGGTGTCCTTACTGGTGTGCCATCTGCATTATATGTCCCAGGCGTAGCATTCTGGAATGGCACACACTGCAAACTGCCAGCACCAATCACTATAGTCTGTGATAACGCAGGTCTACCAGCCTGCACATCCTCACCATGACTGCCTCTACGTGTAGTCATCACAGACTCCCCATGTCAATGGTAGGCACTTCAGTATCCACACCACGCTTCACATACTCAATCACAAGACCACCATCCACCCGATGACGATGCTCAACAATATCAGCAGGACGGTGGCCAGCACGATCCAAGATGTCACGAGCAGCGGCCATCCTATCTGAACGACTCCCAGCTTGTAGAGCTTCCACCATTGTAGCAGCCGCGCTGCGTGCATTCTTAGCCAAGAGGTCCCTGACAACATCGGTCTCACTATCAATGATCGTCCTAACCACAGTATCGTGCATCTGTGTGAATGGATCACTGACTTTAAGCCTACCCACTTGATCCACTGATAAGCCAGTTGCTATAGCAATCTCTTCATCATCGAGGCCAAACAACGAATACGCTAACACTGCACCAACTGCATTCATAGTGCGAGGCACTTCAGGTAGGTCAGCCAACTTCCTACGTGTAGCACTAACTATCTTTTGTGCTTCAGCATGTGTTGGCACTTCTATAAAGCCACTACTGGCAGGAGCAGCAGTGCCAGGACCGATGATGCTACCGCCAGGATACACAACACTGCCATCAGCCAAACGAAGTGGCTCATTTGCTACAGGCAATACCATTATGGCAACCTCAACCCACGAAGGATACGCTGTCCCATATTGACACCAGCACCAGGGATAGGACCAGCACCACCAGCACCGGGACGTAGTGGCACACGCGGTGCACCTTGCACATTCTGTGGCACTATCTGTGTGCTAGGACCAGTTGGCTGTGTCGGCACACTCAATGGATTGATGCCAGCAGGTAATTGTTGGCCTGCACCAATTATATCAGCAGGGTTAGGCCCTGGAGCGCCGAGTGCAGGACGCATCGCATTCTGCATACTCATCTCCATAGGCGATGGAGGTGGAGGCACAGCTTGTGGTCCAGCGATCTGTGGACGTTGGCCTGTAATTTGCAAGGTAGGCATATCGCTACCGATCTGAGTCCCAGGCACATCCATCATACGACCTGATGGCACCTGTGCATTGCCAACGAACTCAGCACCACCACTTCGAGGTATTGCACCTGCACCTTGTATTAGTGCAGCAATACCAGCAGGCAGAAGTGCATCCAACCAATTAGGTCCACCTCCACTTGATGGACCAAGAACACCAGGAGTTCCTGAGCCTGGATCGACAACTATAGGAGGACCACCTGATGGAGTGGCTACATTGGATGGGGTGCCTTCGGGTCTAGTGGATTGTGTCGTAGTCGAACTTGGTTTGCTGCCAGACTGATCACCACCACGGTTGGCATCAGTGAACGTTCCATCATCGAGATAGCCTTCCTTCTTAGTCCCTCCTTCAACTGCCTTGGCTACACTACCACTCTGTCCTACACTTGGACCACTGTCCTCAACTGGACCACTACGCAGGCCAGCGATAAGATCGGGACCAGATTGTCCACTCTCACGTGCATTAGAGGATACAAAGCGACGGATGTTCTCATTCGTAATAGGCACACCAGCCTTACGCAATGCATTCAACACAAGTGTCGTAGGTGATAGCTGATCTTCACCACCATCAGTCTGTGTGCTAGCTTGCACACTTGGAGCTACAGCCATCACATACCTCCCTTACCTAGAATGGCATGTGCAATAGATGCAGCCATTGCAGCATGAGCAGGACTATGACCTCCACCACCACCTTGCATAGATGGAGGAGCCTGATTAGCTGGCATAGCATCCAGCTTCATGTCCCGAGCACCACCTTCAGGAATACCACGCTTCACATCACGTGCCTTATCAGCAGGTGACTCTTTCTTCACTTGGCTAGGACGCTTTACTGGCTTGGATTGACTTGCCTTTATCTCAGGACCATAATCAGATGCCATCATCAATACCCCAACTTACCACCACCACCATTACCACTCAGATCAGCTACATACGTGCTAGGAAACACATTACGATTGAGCAGTGCAGTGATAGCTGTGTCATCAGCAGCAGTAGTATTGCGATTGACTACAGTTACAGTCTCAATAGGACGCACACCACCATAGTTGTTGTCTGCAATCATCCCAGACACACGCTTATATGTAGCAGTGGCATTGCTTCCAACAGCAGTGCCAGTCAATGCAACCCACAGAGCTTTGAGAGCCATGCTACCAGCACCATTACGGAATGCCTTAGCCAAGAACTCATCTCGCTGCGTAATCCCATTGAATGCGATATACCCAGACTGAGCTTCCTTGTTGGCATCCCCTGCACCAAGGGTATTGGAGTAGCCAGTCCAAGGCACTTGTCCAGGAGTTCCAAGACCATACACGGCCATCTTCAGTCTCCACTTGATGAGAGGAGCCTACACCAGATCACACAACTGCAATAGACACAAGCACTAACACCACTCCTACTACTACGAATAAAAAAGCCCCTACTATATACATATACAATAAATAAGCGGACGCAAAGCGGAGTTGAGTTGCGGATCGTGTAGTGATCCAGCCGCACGCTACGAGCCGCGTGCATGTGTATACCCGGTCTTTGGGAATTGAGAGGGGGTAGTGGGGGGCTGTTCAGTGCATCGTATACACACTTGCATGTCCACACGCATGTATACACATGGCACAGTGTGGTGGCGATTGTATAGACAGACAAGCGTATAGACAGTGGAGAGGCGCCAGCTTCTATCAACACCAGCTTCTATCAACAGGTCTGTCCACAACGAACACACTACACTAGGTGACAGCTAGCGTATCTACACTTAGCTGTCCTTACTTATGTATACACAAGTGTATGTCCATACATTGGTGTATGCTATGATATATACATGCTATGTATGTGTATATGTGTATACATGCATGATCGCATACTGCAATGAGTCATGGATACATAATATGCACTCATTGCCAGCCTATGCATGGACATAAGGATAGCTTTATGTGGTGAGTCTATCTGTCTAACTTGACATAACGTAAGCTGTCCATGCTGCCTCTGTGAGCCTGCTACAGCCTAGCTTGTCTTGGCTGGTCATACGGTAGCCTACACTCACATAGCCTTCCCTGCCTTAGCCTAGCTTGCGTATACATATGCTCATGTTAGCTAGAGTGTGAGATGCATTGCACATATGTAGATGCATACTGTCTATACATTGCATGTCTTAGCTAGATTATCTTACGCTTGCCTCTTGTAAGCATGGTTGTCGTCACCATATCCTATGGTGCCTATGGTGGCACGGAGTTACACGATATGATCTATTCCTTCACTGAGTATACGGAAGCGGAACTAGCTGACTTGATTGCCGACACTGAGCAACAGCTTGCGGCATGGGCTCGCATCGCAGAGCACAGCAAGCTGTTGCCTCATGAGATTGAGCAAGTAACACGCAATGAAGATTTGCTTGCGCAAGCGATAGTTGCACTACGCACGCGGACTACAACTTGACTTTTGGGCTACACTGTGCTATTATAGTGACAGTGAGAGATCACTAAGTGCCTACCCGTCCTGAAACACCACATGATGTGAGTGTATGGACACGGAGTGTATACATCATGGCTTCCAAGCCCAAGAGTGCTACCCCTGCCAATGGCAATACCGCCTCCGATGTGAAGCGGAACACCATTGACCCCGACGTTATCAAACAAGATGTGCTGTCTGCCTTGCACTCCATGCTTGAAAACGACACCAGCAACGTAAAGCTTAACCAACGCATCGCATGGGACATTATGCGTTGGCGTGACCAGCTTGTCGCTAATGACGTGAAGCCTGCGGACTTTGCCAACATGATTGGCTCACCTTCCGCTACCGCCGCATGGAAAAAGCAGGTTGCTTTGTTCTTTCTGGGCAAGCCTCCGTCTATGTCCAAAAAGATTACCATCACCCAAGAGGTGAAGGATGCGCGGATGCTCTATCGCAATCGCAAGTCTATCCTCGACACCGCCGCCGTCTTTTGCATCGTGGCGCACAAGCACGGCATGACTACCGATAGCTATGACCAGACTGCCTCCTGCTTCAATGTTCCGCCGCGCATGATTGTTCCTGTCACAATGGATTGGGAAGGGATGTATGCACTTGGGAAGGCAGTTCGCGAGAACAAGACTATCCCTCTTGATAATCGGTCCTATACCGTGATGGCGCTCGACAAGCATGGCGAACAAGCGACACTCGACATACGTGCTAGCGTGAAGCAGGTGCTTGCTGTCTATGCGCAGAAGCCGGGTAGTGGCTTGGTCACGGATGACACGTCCGGCAATGACAGCGAAGGCGAAGCAGGTTCCTTCACTAAGGAGACGATAGACGCTGTGCTTAAGGTCCAGACCAGCGGACGTATGGCCATCGGATTGCGTGCTGCAATCGAGCGTGATCTGAAGGACAGCAAGGACATTCCGTTGAAGCTAGAGGACTATGAACCAGCGGAACAGGAGGCAATCGTCTACCTTACCCGCTTGTTCAATCGGCTGATTAGCGAGCCGGCCACTAAAGCAGCGGCATAATCTAGCCTACACTCAATCAGCCCCAGTGTCGCAAGGCACTGGGGCTTTTTGTTGCCCTCATCTGTATATACAATCGTATGGCCATGCATCTGTGTATACAGGTGTGTGGCCATACGTGTGTGTGTATACGAGGGGAGCTGCGAAGCAGCGACCACACCATGCAAGTGCAGAGGCGAAGCCGAAGGCTGAGCCACAGCACTACACTGGTGCAGCATCATGTATACACAGGCATCGGTAGCTGCTCAACGCAACGGCAAGACAAGGCCCAACCATTCCCACATACAGCCACACGCAATCATGTATAGGCCACCCCAACAACCCATTGACCATACACCATTTCATGGCCGAACATATCTGCACCCACAGCATACCCAGATGGGCCTTGACAAATGGTCCAATCCGTGGTATAATAGACTACTTCGTCGGGAGGGGACCCGGAAGTAAGTAAGCAAGCTGTCTCATTATATGGATGCATAATATGTATCCATTTTCTGAGACGCTCATTCATTCCCCAATACACTACACATACATGGAGGCTACATCAACATGCATACAAGCATGGTGAAGATAGATGCACATACCTATTACTTGAATAGACCAACTACAGGTGTATGTCATCCATCTCGCTACATCATCTATAAGGCAGGTATACCTATTCTATACTTGACTCATGGAGGTGAATACTACGCAGGCATACTACACACAACAATTGATACTCAGGAGTAATGACTATGGACGATAGCAAGCATATCCTTGTGGACTTGCAGCCTATCACTCGTGCCACATACATGGCTAAGAAGAAGGAAGCAGTAGCCACAGCACACAACTGCTTCCTCTACCACATTGCCAACCTGTATTACTTATTCTTCAAGGATGGCACTGATTACTACTATGGCTGGCTCATGCAGTCTAAGGTCGATCCCAAGACATTCACTGGTGTGACTGTCGTTGAGGAGCAGATGATCCGTCGCATCTACATCGACAAGCTGAATGAGGCAGCGTAATGGACTTCAACATCATCCAACCTGCACCCACTGGCGAAAGTCAGTGGGCTAAGGACATGCATCGTAATGGTGAACGCTTACACCTATACGATCCCAAACCAAAGCCAATACCATCTAGCAAGCTAAGAGAAGCCATTGAGTTCACAGCAGGTGCAATTAGTGTGAGCATACTTGGTGGTCTCTTCCTTTGGGGTCTGTATACTATAGTCATGCGTGAGATCAATAGACCTGCAATGCCTCATTCATTCATAGAGAACTGCCAAGATGTTAGATCAGGCAAAGTAATCTGTGATGTAAGGGTGGAATGGTATTGAGCACACGTCAGCAACACATGCTTGCAGCATGGGCAGCACATGAAGGGGAGAGGCGTAGCCTCGACCCCAACAATGGCACCAACATGCTATCGCATGACCCCAACATGCATAGCACAATCGGTGTGCAGCCAGGCACTCGTCTCTATCGCATCATACGCATCACAGATGCATGGAGGCTATGGTTGGCTACACGTGACTTCATACATGGAACATACATGGACCTGTATGGAGATGGCACAGCCATACGTACTGAGTGTCGTCCCGATGAAGGAGATGAGGTATATAGGATACGACCAAGTGATGAGGAGATCATCAACAGGGGAGTGGCAGAGCCACGACCACAACTCTCCACTCAATCAGAGGATGAAGGCACAACCAATGAAACACCGTGATAAGATAATAATCAACGATCCATTCTCTCTTCCAGTAACACTTAGTAATGGAAGTAGGAATGCAATGACTACTCGCTTAGTCGTTGGTTGGAGTATGCGTAAGGAATGGCAAGGCTTTGGTGAAGGTGAACTACCTTCAGACAAATACATTGTCATGGTGCTAGCTCTATTGAGTGATGCACACCATGTCCAACTGGACAGAAAGCAAGCAGGTCTACTAGCCTATGTGCTTCAACACTATGCAGATACAGGGGCGGTGCGTATCAATGAGCAGAGCTAAGACATACACACTGGTCAATGGTGTTGAGCACTTCAACATCAAGCAGTTGGATCGCTTACAGAAGCGTCTCGATGTAGCCTATGCAACAGGCTTCATCAACACACGTCTGGTCAATGACCTAGAGAGGCTCATTGCACAGGCTCGTCGTGCTGAGAACGTAGTGGAGTTCCCTAAGCGTGATGCGAAGCGGCGCCTGGCAACGGGTCATATGTGATGAAGATACATCCATCTATCACAGAGGATCGCATCACTGCCATGTGTATGCGACAACTACACTCACTCGACAATCCAGGCATCTGCTTAGCATGTGGTGAAGAAGCAGATGGTTGTGAGCCTGATGCTGAACGCTACACATGTGAGTCGTGTGGTGAGAAGCAAGTCTATGGTGCAGATCAGGCTCTGCTCTGTGGCTATTACCACACTGACTTGATAGTGGAAGGAGATAAGTAATGTTTGATGGACTTGTAGCCAACTACATGACTGCACAAGAGGTGTGGTCTAAGGTAGCCAATCACCTCATGCAGCAGGGTCGTGTATGCTATACGCCACACAATGGCTGTGCATACCATGATGAAGTCACAGGCATGAAGTGTGCTGTGGGTATCCTCATCCCAGAGAATGAGTATACCCCCAACTGTGAAGGTCAGCCCATCTACGCATTAAGGACGAAGCACTTCTGTCCTCCAACACTCAAGGCTCTTATGAGCCAACATGGTTCATTGTTGAGTGAGCTTCAACGTATCCACGACAACAATGCAGGTGAGGACTACATACCAGAACATCTGCGTAAGGTGTGGTTCATTGCCTTGCGTAATCTTGGTCGTGGTGTTCACCTTGACACTACTGAGTTCGAGACACGTTGGAAGCGTGAACTTGGCCTTACCTACTGAGCGCAGGGAGGTAAAAGCGCCAAGCAATGAC